ATGTCCCTTGCCCCTTGCCGAGCACCGGTCCTGGCCAGCCTGGACCGCGCGCAGCCCTTCGCTTCCGCCGAGGATGCCTGGTTCTGGACCATGGCGGCACTGACCGCCCGACGCGACGGCGCCCGCATCGGCGCCGGGCGCGGCTTGGTGGTGCGGCCCTGCGAGCCGGATGACGTGGTGAAGTGCCTGGACCGGCTGTACCGGCAGCGCCGCATCGACCTGGCGCACGCCCGCATCCTGCGCATCTGGGGCGAACGGCATGAGGCGCCGAGCCCGCGCATCCCGGCCGAGGCCGGCGAGTTGCGGCTGTGGCGGGAGGCGATGGAGCGGCTCGATTTCCCGCTCCGCGCCAAGGGCATCGTCGGTGGTCCGCCGCGCGGTCTACAGGAGGGTGAGGTGATCGCCTTCCGAGGGCGAGTGGCATGACGGGCGTGGCGCAGGCCTTGTCCATCCAGCGCCTGGCGCATCGGCGCGCGGCCGATGAGACGGCGCAGGCGGTGTGGATCGCCTTCGGCGGCGCCGCCGACCAGGCCTGGCTGCACCTGCTGCGGCCCGGCTTCCGGCACTGCTTCGCGGCGGTCCGCGACGACGCCGGCTGGACGGTGCTGGAGCCGCTGTCTGGCCGCCTTCTGGTCGCGCGGCTGCCGGTGCCGGTGGCGTTCGACCTGCCAGGATTCTACCGCCGCGCCGGGCTGCGTGTGCTGGGTCCGTTTCTGCCGGCCGATGCTGCGCCGCGGCGCCTGCCCTCCCTGGCGCCCTTCACCTGCGTGACACTGTGCCGTGCCGTGTTGGGTCCGGCGGCGCCGCCGGCGTGGACGCCGTTCCAGCTCTTCATGGCACTCGGCGGCTCAAATGAGGAAAATAATCAGGATAGCTAGGAATAAATATTGACGGCACGCGGAATGCCGCCTAGAAAGCCCATGCCACGGGGCGAGTTGCGCCCCGCGGCACCCTCCTCTCCCGGTCCCCAGACTCAGACCCGTCCGGCTTTGCCGGGCGGGTCTTTTTTCTGGGCGCCCTCAAGCCGAAGGAAGCGCGCATGGGTGGCCTGTTCAAGGCGCCGAAGCCGGCCGTGTCCGCCGCGGACGCCAACGCCGCTGCCAGCCAGGCGGCCGAGTCAGCGACCGCGCAGGCCAACGAAGCCGAGGCCGCGGCCGAGGATACCGCGCGCCAGGCCCGCCTGCGCGCCCTGGAGCGAGCGCGCCGTGGGCTGTCGGGCACCATCGCCACCTCGGCCCGCGGCGTTCTGGACCCGGCGCCGGCCTTCGCCGCGCGCAAGACGCTGCTGGGCGAGTGAACGCCATGATGACCCCCGACATGATCCTGGCCGCGCACGCCCGCGCCGCCGCGCGCCGCCGGCCCCTCGAAGGCCGCTGGCAGGATTGCTACGACCACGCGCTGCCATCACCGAACGCCGCGCCGCTGTTCGATGCGACGGCGGCGGATGCGGCGGAGCAACTCGCGGCCTCGCTGCTCGCCGAACTCGCGCCGCCGTGGTCGCGCTGGTTCGGTCTGGCGCCCTCCCGCCGGATGGCGGAAGGCGCACAGGCGCAGGAGGTGGCGCGGGTGATGGAGGCGGCGGCGGAGACGCTGCAGGGCCATCTCGACCGCTCCAACTTCGCGCTGGAACTGCACCAGGCCTTCCTGGAACTGGTCGTCACCGGCACCGCCGTGCTGCTGGTGGAGGAGGCGCCGCCCGGCGAGGTTTCGGCGCTGCGCTTCACCGCGGTGCCGCTGCGCGAGGCGGTGCTGGAGGAGGGCGCTTCGGGACGGCTCGACACCGTGTTCCGAGCCATGCGCCTGACGCCGGCCGAGATCCGCGCGCGCTGGCCGGCGGCGCAGGTGGCGCTGCCGAAATCCTCCGCCGACGAGGCACCCGCCCCGTTGCGGGTGGTGGAGGCCGTCTGGCCTGACCCGCGTGCCGGCCACCGCTTCGCCGTGGTGCTGGAGGGCGGCGAGGCGGCGCCCGAGATGCTCGCCGAGGGGCGCTTCTCCGAGAATCCCTTCATCGCCTTCCGCTGGCTGAAGGTGCCGGGCGAGACCTACGGCCGCGGCCCCGTCGCCAAGGCGCTGCCGGACATCCGCACCGCCAACAAGGTGGTGGAGCTGATCCTGAAGAACGCCTCCATCGCCGCCACCGGCATCTGGCAGGCGGAGGATGACGGCGTGCTGAACCCGGCCACGGTGCGGCTGGTGCCGGGCGCCATCATCCCGAAGGCGCAGGGCTCGGCCGGGCTGACGCCGCTGGCGGCACCCGGCAACTTCGACGTGTCTCAACTGATCCTGAACGACCTGCGGACGCGCATCCGCGGTGCGCTGCTGGCCGACCGGATCGAGGCCTCCGACAAGGCGACGATGACGGCGACCGAGGTGACGGTGCGCAGCGCCATCTCCATCCGCCTGCTCGGCGCCATCTATGGCCGCCTGCAGGCGGAGCTGCTCGGCCCGCTGGTGGCGCGCTGCCTGTCCGTGCTGCGCCGGCGCGGCGAGGTGCCGGCCGTCTTTGCCGAGGGGCAGGAGGCGCGGCTGGTCTATGCCTCGCCGCTGGCCCGCGTGCAGGCGCGCGCCGACGCCGCCGACACGCTGCTGTTCCTGCAGGCGGCATCGCAGCTCGGGCCGGAGGCGCAGGCGCTGCTGGATGCTCCGGCCGCCGCGCGATGGCTGGCCCGGACGCTGGGCGCGCCGCCCGAGATCATCCGTCCCATGACCCAGAACCAGGAGTGAGCATCGGCATGACCGAGAACCTTCTCGACGCCGCGACCGAGACCGCCAGCGCGGGCAGCCGGCCGGCGGAAATTCCCGAGAAATTCTGGGACGAAGCGAAGGGCGCCCTGCGCGTCGATACGCTGCTGAAATCCTACCTCGAACTGGAGCGCCGCCTGTCGCAGCGCTTCGCCCCGCCCGGCGACGATGCACCTGAGGAAGATCGGCTGCGCTGGCGGCGCGCGCTCGGCATCCCGGACAGCCCCGAGGGCTACGAGGTGACGGCGCCGAACGAACTGCTGACGCCGGATGCCATGGTGAACCAGCGGCTGCACGAGGCCGGCTTCAATGCCCGCCAGGTGCAGCTTGTGTATGACCTCGCCGCCGAACGCCTGCTGCCGCTGATCGCAGAGGCTGCGGCGGAGTTCGAGGCCGGCCGTCAGGTGGAGAAGCTGCGGGCGCATTTCGGTGGCGAGGACCGCTACCGCCGCATCGCCGGGCAGCTTTCCGCCTGGGGCCGCGCGCATCTGCCGGAGGCCGTCTTCACCGCGCTGTCCTCCACCGCCGATGGCGTGGTGGCGCTGCACCGGATGATGGAGGGCCGTGAGCCCGCCTTGTCCCGCGATGCGCAGGCCGAGGCGGGGCCGGACGAGGCGGAGCTGCGCAAGATGATGCGGGACCCGCGCTACTGGCGCTCCCGCGAGCCGGATTTCGTGAAGCGGGTGACCGAGGGTTTCCGGCGCCTGGTCCGCGAGTAGGAATCCGGCCCCGGCTCCAATCCGTTGGGCAGGATGCCGGGCCGGTGCCGCCGCGCCTGATGCGCGGTGGCGGCGGGGCGGGTGGCGCGGGCCTTCGCAGGTCCCCACCCGCCCCGCGACGAGATCTCCGCAGGGAACCCGCCAGGGCCTGCGGCCATGCAACCGTGCTGCCGGCCCTCCCGGGCAACCGGCCTCGCGGCCCCATTCCCCCATCCGGAGCCCCGCAAAGATGTCCGCATCCACCCAGGTCGACGCCGTCTTCACCCGCCAGTTCCAGGCCGAGGTCCACGAGGCCTACCAGCGCCAGGGCAGCAAGCTGCGCCCGACCATCCGCTCCAAGACCGGCGTGACCGGCACCAGCACCTTCTTCCCGAAGGTCGGCAAGGGCATCGCGGCGGCGAAGACACGCCACGGCTCCGTGCCGGTGATGAACCTGGAGCACGCGCAGGTCGAATGCGTGCTGCAGGACTACTATGCCGGTGACTGGATCGACAGGCTCGACGAGCTGAAGACCAACATCGACGAGCGCAACGTCGTCGCCAATGCCGGCGCCTATGCGCTTGGCCGCAAGACCGACGAGCTAATCATCGCGGCTCTCGACAGCGGTACGCGCGACGCGGTCGGCACCGCCGCCGGCACCACCGACGCGGATGGCATGACCAAGGCAAAGGTGCTGCTGGCCTTCGAGATGATGGGCGCGGCGGATGTGCCGGATGATGGCGGCCGCTACGCCGTGGTCGGCTGGAAGCAGTGGTCGCAGCTGCTGGAGATCGAGGAATTCGCCTCCAGCGAATATGTCGGCGAGGATGCTCTGCCCTGGAAGGGCAGCCAGGCGAAGCGCTGGCTGGGCGCGATGTGGATGCCACATTCCGGCCTGACCAAGTCGGGCGCACTGCGCTACTGCTACTTCTACCACCGCACCGCCATCGGCCACGCCTCCGCCGCGGAGGTCGAGACCGACATCACCTGGCACGGCGACCGCGCGGCGCATTTCGTGGCGAACATGATGAGCCAGGGCGCCACGCTGGTCGATGATTTCGGTGTCATCCGGATGCGCACCACCGAATAGCCGAAAGCCCTCTCCCCCTGCGGGGGGAGAGGGTCGGGTGAGGGGGCCCGCTTCCCCGCCGCGCAACTCCTCCTCGCAAGATCGGATCCACGACATGGCATTGACCGCGCTCGCGCTCTGCTCGCGCGCCCTGCTGCGCCTCGGTGCGCAGCCCGTCGCCTCGCTGGACGAGGGCACGGCGGAGGCGGAGGTGGCGGCGAACCTCTACGCACCGGTGCGCGACACGCTGATCTCCGCGCATCCCTGGTCCTTCGCCACCGGCCAGACCACGCTGCCGCGCCTGTCCACCGTGCCGCCGGCCGACATGGCGCATGCGTTCCAGCTTCCCGCCGGCTTCCTGCGCGCCTTGTCCGCCGGCACCGCCGCGCGCGGCCGCGGCATGCCCTACCGCATCCATGAGGACCGGCTGCACGCGGACTCAACCGCCGTGACGCTGACCTACATCTTCCGCCCGGACGAGAGCGCCTTCCCGCCCTTCTTCGCGCAGGCGCTCGTCGCGCGGCTCGCGGCCGAGTTCTGCCTGCCGCTGACCGAGAGCCAGTCCCGCGCCGAGATGCTGTTCCGCCTGGCGGATACCGAGTTGCGCAGCGCGCGCCTGGTGGACAGCCAGCAGGACACGCCGCGCGCGCTCGAGCATTTCCCGCTCGTCGACGTGAGGGGCTGATCCATGTCGATCGCCACGCGCCGAATCAAGTCGACCTTCACCGCCGGGGAACTGGCGCCGGAGCTGTTCGGCCGGGCCGATCTGCGCGCCTATGAGAACGGCGCCCGCCGGCTGCGCAACGTCGTCATCCAGCCGACCGGCGGCGTCGCGCGCCGCCCCGGCCTGCTACATGTCGCGACCTTGCCAGGCGCAACACGCCTGATGCCGTTCGAGTTCAATACCGAGCAGACCTACCTGCTGGCGCTGAGCCACCAGCGGCTGCAGGTGTTTCTTGGCGATGCCGAAGTGGCATCGCTGCCGGCACCCTGGAACGGGGCGATGCTGCCGCAACTCGCCTTCACGCAGAGCGCCGATACGCTGCTGCTGTTCCACCCGGAGCTGCCGCCGCAACGCATCACCCGCACCAGCCACACCGCCTGGGCCGTCACGCCCTTCGCCTTCGGCCGCATGCCGTTCCACGCCTTCCGTCCCGAAATCGTGCTGACGCCTTCCGGCACCAGCGGCATGATCAACATCAGCGCGTCCGCGCCGATCTTCCAGCCCGGGCACGTCGCCACGCACATGCGGCTGAAGGGCCGCCGCGTCCAGATCTTCACCGTGCCGGATGCGTTGAACGCCACGGCGCATTGCGACGAACTGCTGGTGGACGCGCTGCCGACGAATGACTGGCAGGAAAGCGCTTTCAGCACGGTGCGCGGCCAGCCGGTCTGCGCCTGCTTCCACCAGGACCGGCTGGTTCTGGGCGGATCGCGCGACCTGCCGAACCGGTTGTGGCTGTCGCGAACCGGCGACCTCGGTGATTTCGACGGCGGCACCGGCCTGGATGATGAGGGCATCGAGTTCGCGCTGGTCTCCGACCAGGTCAACGCCGTCCGCGCCGTCTTCTCGGGCCGCCATCTGCAGGTATTCACCTCCGGCGCCGAGTGGATGGTGACGGGCGATCCGCTGACGCCGTCCTCCATCCAGCTCAACCGGCAGACACGGATCGGCACCGCGGTGGAGCGCCAGGTGCCGCCGGTGGATGTGGATGGCGCGACGCTGTTCGTCGCACGGTCCGGCCGTGGCGTGCACGAATTCGCCTACACGGATGTCGCCGACGCCTACCAGGCGAACGACCTGGCGCTGGTCGCCCGGCACCTCGTGCAGAACCCGGTCTCCATGGCCTACGACCAGACGATGCGGCTGCTGCATGTGGTGATGGCCGATGGTGGCATCGCCACGCTGACGCTGTACCGAGCGGAACAGGTGACGGCCTGGACACGTCTCGAAACCGAGGGCGCCTTTCGCGCCGTGGCGGAAACCGAGGGCCGCGTCTTCACCGTCGTGGAGCGCTTCGGCACGCACCGCCTGGAGCGCTTCGACACCTCCACCGGTTTCGATGCCACGTTGTCCGGCAGCGCCGCGACGCCGCAGGATGGATGGTCCGGCCTTGGTCATCTCGACGGACGATCGGTCGGCGTGCTGGCGGATGGTGCACCGCGCGCCGCGGAGAAGGTGGTGGACGGCGCGGTCCTGATCGACCCGCCAGTCACGATCTTGCAGGCCGGCCTGCCGTTCCGGCACGTGATCGAGCCGCTGCCGACGGCGCTTGGCGGCGCAGCGGGTTCTGCCGCCGCGCCGCTGCGCCTGGTCTCCGCCACCTTCCGCATCCTGGCGACGCCGGCGCTGGAGGTCGATCTCGGCCGCGGCGCGCAGCCGGTGCCGTTCCGCCGGCTCGACACCGCGCTGCTGGATGCCGCGCCGGCGCCCTTCACTGGCGACATCGTGCTGCGCGCGCTCGGCTGGCGCCGGGACGCGATGGCGCCGCTGTGGCGGATCGAGGGCGAGACGCCGCTGCCGCTGACCCTGCTTTCCGTCACCACCGACATGAGGATCACGAGCTGATGGCGCAACTCGCCCCCATCGCAGCCGCCATCGGCGCCGGCGCCTCCATCTACGGCAGTGTGCAGCAGGCGCAGACGCAATCCGCCAATGCCAAGGCGCAGGCGAACGCGGCGCGCGAACAGGAATCGGCACGCGCGGCACAGGCCAGCGTCCAGCAGAATGTGGATCGCCGGGCGCGTGAGCAGCGCCTGGCCGGGACGCTGGCCTCGACCCGGGCGCGGCTGGCGGCTGGCGGCATCTCGGCCGACCAGGGTTCCGCCGCGGCGCTGACCGCCGGGCTGGAACGCGATGCCGCGTCGGCGCAGATGGACAGCGAGCAGGTGTTCGCCGCGCGCCTGTCCGCCGGGCGCCGAAGCCTGCTGAACACGGATGGATCCCTGACCAGCTGGCTGCGCGCCGGCAGCACCTTCGGGACCTCGCTGCGCAACCTGCTGGATTGATCCCGAACCAAACCCACAGCTTCCGGAGCCCATGATGGCCGAGCATATCCGCATCGGCGACGTCGCGCCGCGCGTCCAGTATCTGGGCGACGGCGTCCGCGTTGCCTTCACCTATCCCTTCCCGATCTTTCGCGCGGAGGAACTCGAGGTCCGCCTCGATGGCGTCCTGCTCGGCGGCGGTTTCACCGTGGCCGGCGCCGGGCAATCGGAGGGCGGCACTGTCACACTCGCCACACCCCCCGCCGCCGGCGCCACCGTCACGCTGCGGCGGTCCATCCGCGTCGAGCGCAGCACGGATTTCCAGGACAACGGCATCCTGCGTGCCCGCACGCTGAACGACGAACTGGACCGGCTGGTGGCGACGCTGCAGGAACAGCGGGAGGATCTGTCCTCCACCTTGCGCCAGGACCCGGCCGAGGTCGGTGGCAACCTCGTGCTGCCGCTGCGCAGCGCGCGCGCCAACCGCATGCTGGGCTTCGACGCCACCGGCAACGTCGCGGTGCTGCCGCGCGATTCCGGTCTGATCAGCGCACCCTTCCCGGGTGCGGTGCCATTCACCGTCGAGGACAAGCTCGGCGAGCAGCTCAGCGCGCGGGATTTCGGCGCGACGGGCAACGGTGTGACGGAGGACGGGCCCGCGCTGCAGGCCGCGATGAATGCCGCCGGCGCGTCCGGCAAGGTGCTGCTGATCGGTGAGGGCACGTTCCGCACCGCGCAGCCGCTGACGCTGCCGGGTGCGGCGGCCGGTCTCACCATGCGCGGCACCATCCTGTATGCCGGACCGGCCGGGCAGGCCGCGCTGATCATCGGCGATGGCGGCACCGCCCGCAACGCCAGCAAGCGCCATAGTGGGCTGTCCGTGATCCGTGACGGCATCGGCGGCTGGCTGGACGAGGCCGAGATCGGCATCGTGCTGCGCAACCACGACGCCTCCGTCATCGAGGTGCGGCGCGTCGAGGGCTTCACCATCGGCGTGCGCACCGTGGGAGATGGCCGCGGCTTCGAGGATTGCACGCTGCTGCTTGGCCGCATCGTCAACAACCGCATCGGCCTCGATGCGCACACCCTGACCGCCGGCGCCTGGAACACCTCCATCCGCTACTATGGCGGCCACTTTGCAGTCGGCTCCACCGTGCATGTCGACAAGGACCGCTTCGGCATCCGCTTCTCCGCCGCGCCCGGCGCCTATGTCGCGCACAACCGCCATGTCTTCGACAGCCCGAATTTCGAGCTGAACGCGGAGGGAAAGCCCATCGCCGGCATCCCCTTCCTGTGCGAGGTGAACAGCCGCGCCGTGATCGCGCGCGGTGTGCGGATGGAGGGCTGCTCCGGCTTCGTCGCGCGCCATACCGCCGGCGCGCAGGACCATGTCTATGAGGTCGCCTGGGCCAGCCAGGGCTATGCAGTGGATATCGAACACAGCGCGACGGCGACGCGCCTCGGCGGCGTGGTACGCACCCTGCACCAGGCGGCGGCGCATCGCGAGGCGACCCAGGCGGTCGCCGCCACGCCGAGCCTGCGCGCCGCGGCGATCCGCTGGAGCGCGACGGAAACCGGCTTCGAGCGCATGGCCTGCCTTTCCTCCAACGTATCCGGCTCGCCGGCGACGCTGGCGGATTTCGCCTTCGCCGCGCTCGATTCCTACAGCCTGACGGAGCGCGGCGTGCTGCTGACCGGAGGCCGCGGGCTCGGCTTCGTGGTCGATGCGCGGAGCTGCCGGGACTTCGCGCTTGGCGTCGATGCGGATGCAGCGCGGTTGGTGGTGATGACCTTCGATGCCGGCGGAAACCTGCTGGGCGATGGCGGCGGGCCCTTGGTCCTGGCGTCCGGCCAGTCGATCCAGTGGAACGCCGCGGCACGCTGGTGGCAGGGCGCATCGGACATGACGAATGCAGCGCTGACGCGCCTGCAGGCGCTGCGCCTGGCACCGAATGTCGCCACCGCGATCATCGGCGTCGCCCGCATCTCCGCGGATTATGAAGTGCGCGCCATGCGCCTGGGCTGCGACCCGCGGCACGCGCCGACGCTGCTGTATGGCCTGCCTGGCCTGCGGATCGGCGTGCGCGAGTTGAGCGCAGACCTTGCCTGGGATCCGCCCTCGATCGCGGCGGGCGGCAATGCCGCGGTCAACGTGCCGCTGCCAGGCGCGCGACCTGGTGATTTCGCGCAGGCCGCGTTCTCGCTCGCCACCTCCGGCATCGTCTTCATGGCGCAGGTCGGCGCGCAGGATGTGGTGACCGTCACCGCCTGGAACCGGACCGGCGTGGCGGTGGACCTCGGCGCCGGCACCGTGCGGGCGCGGCTGGTGAAGGCATGAGGCGACCAACCCGCGCGGCGCCCACCACATCGCCCCTGCCGCGGGAGACGCTGGAGGCTGCGATGCTGCGCGTCGCCGGCGACTACGCCGCCTTCGTCGCCTCCTGGCCACGCGGCGAGGCGGTGCCGGACCCGAAGGCCTTCGCCGCGCATCAGGCGGCCGCCCGGGCGGCGCTGGCGCATATGCAGGAACTCGCGGCCATGTCGGCCGGCGAGGCGAAGCCGGCTGAGGCGGAGGAGGAGGATGTGCTGGCGCGGATGCGGGCGGAGATGGCGAAGGAGGGCGACGGATGAGCGAGCGGCCCGCCGACCTGCTGGAATTCGCCTGGGTCTGGAACCGCCTCGCCAACCTCGGCACGCCTGCCGTGCACCGCCGGATGCTGCGCTGGCTGGCGGAGCGCGGTGAGGAAGGCGACCTGCGGCTGTTGCTGATGGCGTTCCGCGGCTGCGGCAAATCGACGCTGGTGGGCCTGTATTGTGCCTGGCAGCTCTACCGCGCGCCCGAGACGCGGATCCTCGTTGTCGCCGCCGACCATGCGCTGGCGACGCGCATGGTGGCGACGGTGCGGCGCATCCTCGGGCGGCATCCGCTGTGCAACGCGCTGCTGCCGGATCATGGCGAGGGGTCCTGGGCATCGGACCGCTTCACCGTGGCGCGGCACGCCGTGCTGCGCGATGCCTCCATGCTGGCGGCCGGCATCGGCGGCAACATCACCGGCGCGCGCGCCGACCTCATCGTCTGCGATGATGTCGAGGTCGCCGGCAATTGCGGCACGCCCTACCAGCGTGAGGAACTGCGGGAGAAGCTGACGGAGACCGAGTTCGTGCTGGTCCCCGGCGGCCGCATGCTGTTCGTGGGCACCCCGCATACCGCCGAAACGCTGTACGGCGGTGGCCCCGGCGCCTTCCTGTCCGGCTACCGCCGCCTGGTGCTGCCGCTGCTGGACGAGGCCGGTGGCAGCGCATGGCCGGAACGCTTCACGCCCGCCGGCATCGCGGCACTGCGCAGCCGCGTCGGCCCGCTGGCCTTCCGCCGGCAGATGCTGCTGGAGGCGGTGGCGGAGGATGCGGCGCGGCTCGATCCCGGCCTGATCCTGCGCTACGCGGCGGAGACCGAGTACCGCGAGGCGAATGGCCGTGGGGTGCTGACCCTGATGGGCACGCAGATCGTCTCCGGCGGCGGCTGGTGGGACCCGGCCTATGGCAGGCCGGGCATCGGCGACGCCAGCGTGCTGGCGGCGACCTATGCGGACGGGCAGGGCCGCCACTACCTCCACCGCATCGCCTACCTGCTGCACGACCCCGATTCGGAGGAGGACGCGGCGACCCAGCAATGCCGCGCCGTCGCCCACATCGCGCGCGACCTGCTGCTGCCGGTGCTGCGCGTCGAGACCAACGGCATCGGCAAGTTCCTGCCCGGCCTGCTGCGGCGCGAGATTCAGCGCGCCGGCATCAACTGCTCGGTGCTGGAGGCGACCAGCCGTCGCGCCAAGACCGAGCGGATCCTGGCGGCGCTGGACCCGGTGCTGGCGGCGCGCCGCCTGCTGGCACACGAAAGCGTCTTCCGCACCCGCTTCGCGCGGGAAATGGCGGAATGGCGTCCCGACGCGCCGGGCCAGCACGATGATGCGCTGGACGCCGTGGCCGGATGCCTGCTGTCCGAGCCGGTGCGCCTGCCCGGTGCGCCGCCGCTGCGCCCGGCGACGCTGCCCTGGCGCGGAGTCTAGGCGCTTTTCCGCGGCATGATCTCGATGGCGTGCCGCGCCAGCCCTTCCGCCGTCGCCTCGTAGCGCCCGTCCGGGCGCTGCCGCGCCAGGCCCATGCCCGAAAGCCGCGCCAGGCATGGCCCGTCCTTCAGCCCATCCGGACGGCCCGGGCGGCCCACCAGCGTCAGCCGGTGCAGCGCTGACCGGCAGCAGGTCTCGAGATAGGGCTGGTTCCACATGGCCCCAGGGTGGCCCCGCCGCCGTTCCTCTTCAAGGAGTTCCCCGCCGATGATGCCCGATATCCCGCCGCAGATCCTCAGCGCCTTGGCGGATGCGCCGCTCGCCGCCCTGATGCTGCACAATCTGCGGCGCGAACTGCAGCACCGCCCGGATGCCGCGCCGCCCCCCGGCGAGGACAAGCTGGTGGAGTTCAAGCTGGAGGTGGCGCGCACCTATGTGCCGCTGTCGCTGATCCGCGACCTCGATTCGCGCCTGTCCCTGCAATTGCTGCGTATCGAGGAAAAGCTGGACGAGGTCAGCCGCACCGCGACCACCGCAACGGCCATCGCCGGCCAGTCCATGCCGAACCGCAAGATGGGCTTCGGCGCGCGGGCGGAGGATGCGCGATGA